ATATTCCGCGCTCGTCGTTCCGCATTGAGAACACTCACAAAACCACCTTCAATTCGGGTTATCTGATTCCGATCTATTGCGAGGAAGTTCTCCCAGGGGACGCATTCAATCTGAAGGCTACGCTCTTCGCTCGTTTGGCCACTCCGATTGTCCCGATCATGGACAATCTCTATCTTGAGACTTTCTTCTTCTTCGTGCCGAACCGCCTCGTTTGGGACAACTGGCAAAAGTTCTGCGGTGAGCGCACGACTCCGAATGCCTCTACCGATTACGTCATCCCCAAGATCGGCGTGAATCAGTCCTACGCTCAGCCGGGGACGATTTGGGATTACTTCGGCATTCCCGGCCCCGGTCAGCTGACCGGCGGCCTTGCTATCAACGCCTTGCCGTTCCGTGCCTACAATCTGATCTGGAACGAATGGTTCCGTGATCAGAACCTGCAGACGCCCGTCACAGTGAATACGGGCGACACGGATACGCAGGCTAATTACACGCTGAAAAAGCGTGGCAAGCGGCACGACTATTTCACGTCGGCGCTGCCTTGGGTTCAGAAGGGCAACAGTGTTCCCCTTCCCCTGGGTACGTCCGCGCCCGTTAAGACTTCTTCGTTCGAACAGGTGCTCGGCGCCAATCCGGCGCTGCACTGGATCCGCACCGACGGTGGCGGCGTCACGATGAGTGGCGCTCTCGGTCTGTCGAACAGCACACAGGGTATGACCGTTTACAACGGATCGTTTTCGTCCGAACAGGGCGGCGCGTACCCGAACAATCTCTATGCGGACCTCTCGGGTGCCACGGCTGCCACGATCAATCAAATTCGCCAGGCGTTCCAGATTCAGAAACTGCTCGAGCGCGATGCTCGAGGCGGCACCCGCTACACTGAGGTGGTCCGCTCTCACTTCGGCGTCATGTCCCCGGATGCTCGTCTGCAGCGTCCGGAATACCTTGGTGGTGGCATGACCCCGATCAATATCCAGCCGATCGCACAAACGTCTGCAACGCAGACTGGCGACACTCCGCTCGGCGCTCTGTCTGCCTACGGTACTGCCCTCGCTCATTCCCACGGGTTCTCTCAGTCCTTCACGGAACATGGCCACGTGATCGGCCTTCTGTCTGTGCGTGCCGACCTCACGTATCAGCAGGGCGTGCACCGCATGTGGTTCCGTAAGACTCGTTATGATTACTACTGGCCGGTGTTCTCTCAGCTGGGCGAGCAGGCCGTGCTCAATCAGGAAATCTATGCCACGGGTACGGCCAATGACGAGCTCGTCTTCGGCTATCAGGAACGCTGGGCCGAATACCGCTACAAGCCGTCGATGATTACCGGCCTCCTTCGTTCGACGGTTCCGCAGCCGCTCGACGTTTGGCATCTGGCCCAGCGGTTCACGACACTGCCCACCCTCAATTCGACCTTCATCGAAGAAAATCCGCCCATTGATCGCATCATCGCGACCACTGACCAAACCGGCCAGCAGTTCGTATGTGACATGCTGTTTGTGAACAAGGCCGCACGTCCGCTGCCGATGTACAGCGTCCCGGGCCTGGTGGATCACTTCTGATGATTGGCGAAGGCGCTGCCATGTTGGGAGCCGCTGCCATTGGGGCAGCGGGTTCCCTGTTCTCAAGCTCTCAGTCGGCCCGGGCGGCTGAGTCAAACTACAAACATCGTTATCAGTGGCAGGTCAAAGACCTTAAAAAAGCCGGTCTAAATCCGATGCTGGCGGTGTCTCAGGGTGCGCCCAATGTTCCTCAGCCCCAGTTTGAAAATGTGGGCGAGGGCGCTCTCAAGGGTGCTTCGGCCGCTGCAGCGGCGCGTGTTGCGTCCGCTCAGGCAAAGAATCTTGAGGCCGACACCAATCTAAAGGGCACTGCTGCTGCTCTCAATCTTAGCCAGGTGCGCGAGTCTGCTATCCGTGCCGGCATTTCTGAAGCGTCATTGCCGTATGCCGGGGCGAGTGCTCGGGAAAATTATTGGATCCTTGCTCACACCGCCCGAAAGGTCGGGAACGAGGCCGAGCAGATTTCCGAGAACATCAAAATCACGGAGCAGAACTACCTCCACCTGGCTGAACTGCAACCATTGCTGCGCGAATATCAGCGCCTTGAAAATGCTGTGAGGCGTGCTGAGCTTCCGGCTTATGAGGCTGAGGCGGCGTTCTGGGACGCTTTGCCCGAAGCCGCTTGGGTTAAACAGCTCCGTGCCATTCTCCCTTCGTTCCCGAAAGGGATCTTCCGCAATCCGAAACGGTGACCTATGCCGAACCTTCGTTCTTGGTCTTATGATCGCGAGGCTGTGTCTCTGGAGACTGGGCTCGCATGTGAGGATCCGTCGCTCGCCATTCAGTCCCAAAAGGACGAGGCGGACATTAACGTCATCCTGCAAAACTTCGGCGTGACGGGGCAGCTGCCCGTCGCCGCTACTCTGCCGTCCTATGGTGACTTCGACGGCATCTCTGACTATCGAACGGCTCTGGAGGCCGTAAAGGCCGCTGAAGAGGCGTTCTTGGGTATTCCTTCAACCATTCGCGAACGCTTCCATCATGATCCTCAGGCGTTCGCGGACTTCTGTGTCAAACCTGAAAATCTCCCTCAGCTCCGGGAGTGGGGCCTTGCTCCTGCGGCCCCTCCCCAGGCTGAAACGCCGCCAGCCGCTACCTAGGCAACTTCCACGCTGAGACAAACGCGGCGATAGTTCGCTCCATCTTGGTCCCGGGTTCGCTGCCAGCGTTCCCGGGCCTCTTTCTTCGTTCTCGCCTCAACGATATCGGTTCCGGACGCATAGCGTCCTGTATCCAATCTTTCGAACCACCGACACCGGTAAGCGAGAACTGGCGGCCCTCTGTCGTTCCAACCTTCTTCATTCTGATCTTCTCCTCTCATTGCAAAACCCTCCGGGTCTTATTCCGCGCCGCGCCATTGGCCCGCTGCCGCGGACCTTTCATTTCATCCTAATCGCGTTCTAGGGCCTTCTGCGCGGCGCTCTTACCTTCCGGGTTATCCCCGAAGTCCACAAGCCCGCTGGCCCCCATGGGCCTCGTGCGGGCTTGTGGGCCCTCGGGGATAACCCTCCGACTCTTATTCTTTCTCCGCCCGAAGGGCGTGCACAGTGATTACTTGTTATCTACTGTGCTAGGTGACACCTTGTCACCTCTTTTCAGGGGGTTTGGGGGAAGGATTCCGCCCAAAAAAAAAGCCGCTATTGCGGCTGCTTCTCTATGCGCTTTGCTTGGGCGGCGTGCGCTTTGGCGCGCCCGCCAAGCGAAGCGCTAAAAGGAATGCTCGTTTCAAAATCTTGCCTTGTCAAGCTTTTTCTTTTAGAGTTATCCACAGGTTATCCACAGGTTATCCACAGGTTATCCACAGGCCTTGGCACGGGAGTTGCTTATGCGTCGCAGTCCGGTCAACAAGGGCCACTCGGCCCGTAAGTTCCGCAATCAGTCCGCGCATACAAAGGCCGCCAATCTGCGCGGCAATCCGATGCGCGGGGGCATCCGCTTCTGATCCGTGCCGTGCTATCGGCCCGTCACTTGTTGGAAGCCGCCGGACGGCGGCTCCATCTCTTTTCGCGAACTGAGAGATCATCGCGAAATCGAAATTCCCTGTGGTCAATGCATAGGGTGTCGCGTCATCCGTCAGCAGTCCTGGGCTTTCCGGTGCCTCGCCGAAGCCTCCCTGCATCAATTCAACTGGTTCGCGACGTTGACCTATGCTCCAGAGTTCTTGCCTCCGCATGGCTCCTTGCGTCATCGGGACTGGCAACTCTTCGCCAAGCGCGTCCGTCGCAGGCTTGGCGCATTCCGCTATCTCATGTGTGGGGAATACGGTGAACACACCTTTCGCCCGCACTACCACGCGCTTCTGTTTGGTCTTGCTATCCCTGACATTCAGCGTGTCGGGGTGCGCCGTGGTTATCCCGTCTACCGTTCACAGGTCCTTGCCGACCTCTGGCGGCTCGGTCACGTCGAAGTCGGGTCCGTCACTGCTGCCTCTGCCCGTTACTGTGCCGGTTACGTGCTCAAGCAATCCGGATTCCCCCAGCCCGTCGACGAGTCCACCGGAGAGCTAATGCCGGTGGTCAAGCCATATGGGCGGATGTCGCTCAAACCGGGGCTGGGTGACGGTTGGATCCGTCGCTACTACCCTGAGGCCTTTGCTCATGGCGCGTGCTATTCGCAAGATCAGCGCTTCTCCATTCCAGGGCGATTCAAAGACATCTTGTCGGATATCGACCCCGACGCGTTCGAAGCTCTGAAACAGTCCGCTATTGAAAAGGCGCAAGCCTCCCCCGATAACACCCGGGCTCGCTTGGAAACTCGCGAGTCCGTGCAGCTCGGCAAGCTGCGCAATCTTCGGGAGCTACGCGACCATGCGGTATAAGGTTCTTGCGGTCCGGGACCGCGCTATTGATGCTTACGGCCAGCCGTTCTTTGCTACGTCTGTCGGCGGTGCCGTTCGCTCGTTCTCGGATGAGATCAACAAGGCCCGCGAGGGCAATCAGTTGAACGCTCATCCTGAGGACTTCGATCTGTTCCTCTTGGGCGAATTCGATGATGGCACAGGCGAATTCGACACCACTCGCCCCGCACAGGTTGCTGTCGGGAAAGATCTACTCATAAAGGCCAGCTAACCATGCATCGCAATAGGTCGGTTTCGGTTCACCAGTTTTCGATGGTTCCGCGTGCGGATATTCCGCGCTCGTCGTTCCGCATTGAGAACACTCACAAAACCACCTTCAATTCGGGTTATCTGATTCCGATCTATTGCGAGGAAGTTCTCCCAGGGGACGCATTCAATCTGAAGGCTAC